GTCGATGCTTCGTTGAGCAGTTCGGTCTGGGCTTGGTGGTCCCGTGTGAGGTCATCGACCTGCGTGCGGGCTTCGAGGAGTTGGTCTTCGAGTGCGGTAGTCATCACCCGTGATTTCGTGTCAACCGAGGTGTGATAAACTTTGAGTCGGCGCATGGCTTCTGCGCGGTCGGGGACCATGCCTGCGAGGTTGTGGCGTTGGGCCTGCTTGCCGCTGAAGGTCTGACCTTCCATGGCCTCAGCGGGAATCGCACGACCCCGGGAAAGCACGGCATCATGAAACTCGGCGGCGATTTCAGCGAGGTTCGATTGGATCAGCTCGCGTTGGTCATCGGTGAGTGCGGTGCCCGGTGCGCCCATCGCTTTGTATTTGCCGACGGAGAACACCTCCACCTTGATGCCTGCCTTGTCGATGGCGGCAGAACTATCCACCACCGCTTGCACCACGCCGATGGACCCAACCTGTGCGGATGGGGTGGCGTAAATGGCGCGGGCCTGCGAAGCCACCCAGTAGGCGGCCGAGCACATCAGGCCGGAGGAGAATGCATAGACGGGTTTACGCTCATTCAATGAAGCCACGGAGGCTGCTAGCTCTGGAGTGCCAGCCACCGTTCCGCCTGGGGAATCGATGTTGAGGAACACCGCCTTGATGTCGGGACGGGTCGCGGCCTCACGCAATGCCTCACTGATTTCTTCAGAACTGGTGGCACCCAGGAAGATTCTAGCAATGATGTCAGGCTTACGAAGGATGGGCCCTTCGATGGCGATCACGCCGATACCGTCCTCGATGGTGAGCAGCGGGTTTTCGGCTGCCTTTTTAGGGAAAAATTCGCGCTCCGACAGCCCCCGCAGCGAGGTGGCCATGGATTGCAGCGCTTCGGGTTGGATCAGCCATTCACGGTTTTGCAGGAGGAGCGAGTTCACGCCCCGGTTGGCGGTGTCAACGCGGCTGCTTGACTTTCTTGTGTCGATAGATCAGCGGCAGTTCGCCCTCAATTCGACTTCCACGTCCTTCGTTATGGTGGGACCACGCTGGCCTTAGGTTCGAATAGTGGAAGCACTTCTTCTGATGATCAGGTCGACTCAGATCGAACGCCGCACAAGGAAGGATATGGTCGATGTGCCATCCACTTCTGCCGTGGTTCTCCCATGTCATGCCCGGAAGAAACTGTGATTCGAGATGCGCCAGTAAGCGGGAAACTGTGCATCCAATTAGATCCATTGTCTTGAATGCCTTCTTGGCATATTGCTCCTTCACTGCTTTTCCGACTCGCGAACGAAGCAAGCGTGCGAAGGCATAAGCTGTATCCGAATTCAACCGTTCGCGCTCGATGAACTTCAAGTGTTCCGCATGCCGGACGCGGTAACGCTTTGTCCTTTCCCTGGACGCGATCTTTTGCTCTTTCGTTAAGACTCGCTTAGGATTTCGACGATATGATTCTCTCGCTTGCGCCCTGATGTGATCGTGATTTTTCCAGTAGCGCTCCATCGCTTGCCTTCTGAGAAGTTCGCGATTTTGGTCCCTCCACTTCCGCCGCTCATCAAGTAACCGTTCCCGGTGACGCTCTCTGAATCGGCGCTTACGATCACGTCGTTTTTCACGCCTTATTGTTTCCGCTTCCGGCGTTCCGCCCCCCAGGTTCATGTCCCGTGTGGGGTGTCAACGAAGGTTGCTGAAAACTTGAAGAACCCGAAGGCTTCCAGAGCATCTCCACTGGCACCCCGTATTTCTCCGCTGTCTCGATGATCAGCTTCGCATCGCTGGCGCGCCGTTCGATCTCCTCGCCGAAGTCCGCTCCCTGTTCGTTGAAGTGATCGGAGAGGGTTTTGAGTCCCATCTCCACGTCCGAGCGGTTTTGTTGGGCTTCGCGTCCGGCATCGACGGTGACCCTCCTCGGCCCTACAATGGAAATCTTCCACCACCCCGGTATCGGGGGTAGAGATCCACGGGCGATCGCGTCGCCGATCACATACGCCCAGACAGGTTTGATGAGACGGCTTTCGAGAATCATCTGGCGGAACGAGAATCGACGGTCGGCTTTGGCGACGACCAGCCTAACACCCGCACCGCCCACCTTGCTGGAGTCCGCTGCGAACTCGAATGGAATCATCCCGAGTGCCGAGTCACGCCGGAGATGTTCGAGGAAGCCGGTGAAGGTGGGCGATGGGCGGTTTGATTGGAAGCTATCAAGTGACTCGTCGGGTTTGAGCGCGATCAACTTGCCGCCGACGATGCGTTGGAGCGAGATTGGATCGCTGGTTTCAGTGCCTATTGCAGCGCCCCCGACCATGAAGTCGTTGCTGTCGTCGATTTCTCCACGCGCTGTTTTGAGGATGCGGGAGACGTCGGCATTGTCCTTCACTGCGTGTTTTTCGAGAGCGAGCAATTCCATTTCATCGAGCACGTGATTGATCGAGTGTTGGATCGTCGGGTGAGAGCGGACACCGCCTGCCCATTCAGGTTCGTGGATGTGCAGGATTGAAGTGGCAGGCAAATCGTTGTGGATGCCGTCATCCTCCAGCAACCGATAAAAAACCGGTGCGCCCCACGCATCGAGGCCCACTCCATCGATGGTTTCCTGTGAGCCGAACTTGTCGCCGACGCGGTGGGACTCGATCAACTGGATGCGCGGCTCTCCTTCACCATCGCGGGTCTTGTGGATGAAATACTCGCCGTCGATGTCCATGCCACGGCAGACGAGTGCTTGGCATTCCTCGAAGGAAAACCGTCGCGTCACTTCACAGCGGGACGACCACATCGCGAAGTAGGCTTCGGCGGCGCGGTTCCATGCGGGGTCGGGTGATTGTGCTTGGACACGGATACCATCGCCCGTCGAGTAGATCGCCATGTTCGCGACCAGTTCGCGCACGAACCCGCTGTTCTTGTGCATGTAGCGGGATTTGCGAACCAGCTCGGCACGCACTCCGGGGGTGAGTTCGTTGCGTGCATCGGTGGGTGATGCTCCAGGCACGCTGCCACGACGGGGAGACCAGTTTGCTGATTCGTAAGGTGAGCCCCATGCCTTGGGCACGAGGACCGGGGGCAAGAGCAAGTGAGCGATGTGCTTGAGGCGGATCATTTCGGGAGATGGCCGATGATGTGTGAAGCCGCCACGTTGCGAGGTTTGCCGTAGGTGGCTGGGTCGAGAATCCGCAGCGCGTGGGCGCATTCCTCAAGCACCTGATCGATGGGCATGGTGAACTGCTTGGTGGCGGAGCTGCCTGCCTCGTTCCAGGTCATGAGAGTCTTGCCCTCGATGAGAAATTCCTTAGCCCGCGATTGGATGGCGAGCACCTCGGAAATCGTGAAGCCGGTGATGAAGAGTCCGCGTGCCATGACTTATTTGCCTTTCCAGGTGGCGTTGCGGCCCCGCGTGTCGATGTGGACGAAGCCGGACGATGGGTAGATGCCGAGACCGCCGGTGAACTTGCCGGCCTTGCGCCATTCGAGCAGCCGGTCATAGACGCGCTGTGGGCTGATGCCGTCGAATGCGATGTCGAGAGCGGTGAACTCAAGATGCTGACTGGATGATGCTCCACCGACCGCCTTGTTGTAGTCGGGCGATCGGTAGGAACTCAGGATGGTGCATGACTTGCCAAACGAATCACGAAGCTCGTCCACGATGCAAAGTGCGGGCACGATGTTCTTCCAGATGCGGCGTGGAGGCAGGCTGTTTTTCACACCCTTACGCTCGCGGGCAAAGTAGCTGGTGAACTCAGCCGCGCCGAAGTTGCGAAATCTCTGGGCGGCAAACCAATCGATGAAAGTGTTCATGGCTTACTTGGAGGTGCGGGGTTCGACGACGATTTCAAAGCGACCGTCCGGATGAACCCGGATGCGTCCGTCCTTGCCGATGAATTCCCCGGTGACATCGGGCGGCGTGGCGCATGAGGCGAGAAACGGGACGGTCAGAACACCCATCGCCAAACAGAAGAGGCCAACTTTGAACGATTGGTTCGGCTTGCCGTCGTCGAACAGATCTCCGAGCACGACCACCAGTTCTTTCACGGCGAGCGCGGCAGGACCGGCAGCAAGCAAGTATTTTGCCATCGTCGGATCGAAGAGCTGGGCGATACCCGCCAGATCCAGTGCGGCGAGCGTGGACATGCCAGAACCAAGGAACGTGAGGAAGCGGAGTGTGGTGACGGTCTTCATGCTCCCTCGTCCGGAGTGTCAACCGGGGCGGCGGCAATAGATTCCCGGCCGACGATCTTGAGCATGGTCGCCGCTGTCGCCTGCATGGACTCACAATCAAAAAAGTGATTCGGTCGCGAGCCGATCTGCTTCCACATCCAGTGGCCCTTCTCCTTGATCCGCTGCTCGCTTTCAAGCTGCGCAAGATAGTCGTCGTCGATGTCGTCGGGGACTTCCCACGTCGGTCCTTGGGCAGGATCTTGATTGCGGCGCAGGCGGGCCAGCGTGTCCTTGATGTTGAGGTTGCTCCAGTAGTGGACGTGGCAGGACTGGCGATGCGAAAGCACGACCTTGCGCCGGGGCGAGTAGAACCGTTGGACGGTTTTGCCATCGCGCCCCTTGTGCGCATAGACCGGGCGGCGGTCGCCAATGAGCGCCACCCATCCCCGCTTGGCGCATTCTCGATAGACATCGTAGGTCGCGTAGCCGGCGTCCAGAAACACGAGGCTTGGGTGAACATCAAAGCGTTCCTGTAACACGTCGATGTCGGTGAAGGTCAGGATGCGCTCGTTCCACATCAGGCGGCTTGATCCTTCCGCCGACCACGAGCGGACGACCGCAAACAGGTGATCCATCTGGCAATCCACTGTGATGAAGCGCAGCGGGATCAGGCCGTTGCGCTCGGGCAGCGGGGCGGCAATCACACGTCCGCTCTTCGGCTCAATCGCGCCTTCCTCTTCCCACGTCTCGCCGCGCTTGTAGCCGGATTTGACGATCTCCAGCTTGTAATCTTCGACGTATTCGCGCCACGGCAGGCCCAGGCGCTTTTGGTAGAACTGTTGGAGCAGTGAAACATCGCCCTTGCGCGCCGATGCCTTGGCCCGCAGGTAGAGTTCGGCGAGCTGCCCCCAGCTCATCGCGCAGAGCGCATTCCAGTGGAAGCCGACGTTTTCCTTTGAGGCTTTCGGGTTCTTGGCGACGAACGCCCCGGTGGCATTGAGTTCACGCCGTGTCCGCTCGCCGTCGTTGAAGTAGTGGTTGCACGACTCACAGCGCATTGCAGTGGTGCGCCGGACTTCGTCAAAATCCCATTCACCGAATTCATCCCTGGCCGACTTGCTCCACTCGACGCATTCCCATTTGAACGGCTGCCGGTGATGGCACTCGGGGCAGGCAAACGTCCACTCGCGCTGGTCGGTGGATTCGAACTTCCTGTGGGTGTCGTCATCCTCCTCTCCGCCCTGACTCATGAAGATGCACTTGCCGAGCCAACCGAAGGCGGTCACGCGTGCCTCGGCTTCCGCCATGTGACCGACCGGCCAGCGCCACGTCTCGTCCCCTATCAACCAGCGGATCGAACGTCGCTGGAGGTTGGTCTTATTGTGCGCCCCGAGAATCCAGAGCGTCATGCCGTTGTTGAACTGGATCGTGTTGTTCTTGCGCTTGTGGCGGTGGATGCCGGTCGGCATGAGTCGTCTCACAGGCTCGCATTGGTCGAAGAGCTTCTGCAGGCGCGACTCGGAATAATCGCGGGCATCCTCGTCGGTTTGGTCAAGCCAGAGGGCTGGCCCCGGCAGGTTGGCGATGATGTAACAAATCGTCAGCTCGGGCGCGGTGGTCTTGGATGACTGGACCGACGCGATGATCGAGACGAGCCGGATGCGCGGATCAACCAGTGATTCCATCACTTCGCGAATCCAAGGCGAATTGTCCGAACGGAAGCGTCCCGGGTTGGGCGAGTAGGGAATCCCCTCGATGTGATCCTCGCACCATTGCCAGGCAGGCCGACGGTCAGGCGGTTGCCATGCTTCGCGCCAGATGTCGTGGAGCACTTTCATGATTCGTGGAGGCAAAGAAGAACCTCATCAATCGCCTGTCGGCATTCCCGCTGAATCCCGGTGGCGTCGAGACCGGATAGAATCGGAGGAAGTTCGTTTTCAAACTTGGCTCTCAGGATGGAAGTCGCTCGCGCAACGTGGCCGATCCACTCGCTCTTCACCTGATGGATCGGAACGTATTCGCCCCTTTTCACGGCGATGCGGAGTTCACGCTCCTCGACCTCCGCGAGCAACTTGCGCGCCTTGAGAGCCTCCTCGTTGCCGACCGGCACCTTGCCTGCCTTGAGTCCCCGCAGGCGAACGAACTCGCGCCAGTCGGCCACCGGCCACAAGCCATTGGACAGCGGCTTGGGCGCGCCATCGAATTTCTGCCAGGTGGTGAGCGTGCGGCGAGTCACACCTAACACAGCAGCAAGCTCGACGAGCGTCTTTGCATAGGCGAGCGTCTCCTCGCTGCCAGCCGCCCGCGACTCAATGCGCGCCCGCTCAGCCACGGTGAGCGGTTTGCCCGCCGCCACTTTGCGAACTACGTTTTGAAAATCCGCGTCGAGGATTTTCTCCGCGACATCAGCTGGCAGGGCGGTCGATGCTGGGTTGCCGTTGCTCATGGTTTCACCGCCACCCACCCGGCAAAGTTCAGATGCCGCCAGAAGCAATCCACCGAGGTGAAGCCTTCCTGGTAGAGCAGTTCTTCGTTCCAGCGTGCGGTGACCGGGACCAGCACACCCTCCAGCGACAGCCGCTTGCGGTCGATCTGACTCTCGGAGTATCCATTCTCCCGCTTGATGTTGAGAAATAGGTTCACGAACGCCTCATCGAGTTTGGCGGTCGCGCCGAGCACCTTCTCCACCAGGATGAAGGCACCGCCCGGAGCCAGCGAATCGAACACGCGGCGGATGATCTGCTGGCGGTATTCGATAGGCGTGAATTGGAGCGTGAGCACCGAGAGCACGAGGCTGGAGGTCACACCAGGGAACTCGTGGCGCAGGTCGGCAGACTGGATGGTGACGCGGTTGCCGTGCGGGTGATAGTTGAAGTTCTGACGCGCCGCCTCGATCATCGGTTCGCTGATCTCCAGGCCGATGTAATCGTTGGCCGCACCGAAATTTGATACGAAAGGCAGGAGCGCCTGACCGCGGGAACATCCCATGTCGATGATGGCGGTGCCGGGTTGCACGAAGCGCCGGCCCACCTCGAAGGTCACCATCCGCATCGCGTTGTATTGCGGGATCGACCGCTGGAGCATGTCATCGAACACGGTGGTCACTTCCTGATCGAACTGCCAGGCTCCGCGGGGAACGACTTCATCACGTTGGGCTTCACTCATGCCCGCGTGGCGGATGTCAACGCGGCAGACGCTTCACGATCCGCGTGCCTTCGGTCAGGCAGGTCCCTTCAGGCGTCACCCAGAAGCACGGGATGGAGAACTTCGCATACATATCACGAGTCCTTGGGTTGCTTTCAATCGCGAGGTAGCGGGAGTCATCTCCGTGGGTCGGGAACACGTCCTTCTTGAGCAGATGTTCTTTGATTGCCGGTGGATTCCACCAGCCTTTGGGCGCGAAGCACGCATCCTGCGGCCGCCATCCGGTTTGCTCCTCGATGCGGTCGAGCGTCTTGATCGTCCAGGTTTCCGGGCGGGCGGTGATGAGCACGACCGTGTGAGGCCGCACGAGTTCGATGAGCCACTGGCGGTATTGCTCGTTGGCCAGTCGCTTGTCCATGCGGACGGGCGTGGTGCCGCGTGCCGGATTGTTGGAAACCAGCGTGTAGTTAAGGTCTAGCAGGATGATCATAGGTTAGTCTGAAGACGTTGCGAGAAGGCGTCCATGGCGCATTTCGCGAGATCCATGCGAGTGCCGTCCGGATAGGGCAGATCGAATTCGAATTCAATTGCCGCACGAAGGCGGGCGGGATCAACTGGCAGGGCTGACGCGCAGGCCGCGTTGATGTTATTGGAAAAGTCATCCACCTTCACCGAGCGGAAGAACGTGCCGAAGAGATCCTTGAACTCGGATACCGTGTGATACTTTTGGACCTTGGGTTTGTCCTGAAAATCACCGATGCGAATCCCGGGTTCGTAGTCGAGGCGGAACGCGATGTTGCCCGCGTTGCTTTCGTTCATGAACGCCTTGCCGTTAACCTGCCGCCAGCCGGACTCACCGGCAGAGGACGCGCAGGCATATACCTTGGTGAACGGCTTGCACAGGGCCGCGCACAGGCAGGCGATGTGCTCGCGATCCTCGCGGAAGGGCACGGAGTTCAGCACGCTCGCAATGAAGATGCTCGTCCATTCCTTGCCCGCCGCCACTTCGGCGAGGAATGCGCGGGCCAGTTCCACGCTCTCCGCCTTGTTGATGCCCCCTGGTCCGAGGCGGTAGGGCTCGAACGGTGTGCAGTCGATTCCGGCCTGGCGAAGGAGAAAGGTTTCGGTCAGGTGGCCGGCACCAAAGTCGAGGATCGTCGTGCCATGCTCCTTGGTCCAGCGGGTGCGGTCGGATGCTTTGCCGATGTCGAAATCCTTGCATGGCTTTGCGCCATGGGTGGCGAAGACGAAGCCATTGCCAAGTTCGCGCCTCACCCGGCGTGCGCGGCGGAATGAGTTGAAGCGCAGCATGTCGGCATAGCGCGTGTGGATGTCGAAATCCATCGAGAGCAGGTTCATCATCGCCCGGGCGAACTCCGCTTCTTCGTCGGTGACGAAAACCACGGGAGCAAACGCGACTCCCTTTTCCGCGAGCATTTCCAGCCGACCGATGCCGTTGATGACCGTGAGATCCTCGCGGCAGACGATCGGCATGAGGATGCCGTGGCGATGCAGCGTGCGGGCGAGATTGCGAGCATACTGGATCCAGCGGCCGGAGTTCACCCGGCAGAGATCCTTCACGGCGACTTCCGCGGGCTTGAGGCAGCGCAGGAATCCATCGCTGCCGACCTCCTTGTCAGGGATCAGGGCTGCGAGTGCTTCGATGTCGATCGATTGCAGTTCACTGGTGACCCGACCGGGCGTGCTATTGAAATCGAAATCATTAGTCGCCCGGTTGAACACGATGTTGAGCGCCTTGCGCTGGTCGAGAACGAGCGCCTTGGTCCGGGATACCGGGACGTGCGTGGCACCCATGCGCGAGGCCACGAGGTGGCGCTGGTGACCGGAGAGGATTTCTCCGTCCGAGTCGGCGAAGATCGGGGCGATGAAGCCGAGCTTGCGCAGGGAAAGTTCGATCAGGTCGAGACGTTCGGGCACCGCCGACCTTGGATTATACGAGCTAGGTCGCGTTGCGCTGATGGGTTCGAGGTGGGTCATGACCATGTCTTTCCAGTGTTGATGCTTGAGACAGTTGTCCTGCTGATCCCGAATCGACGCGCCAGCTCGACCCCGGTCTTCCCCGCGGCAAGGGCGGCCCGAATCTCTGCAACATCCGATTCGGAGAGCTTCGCAGCGGGATTTTTCTCTCCTCCCAGACAGGGGCCTTTCGCTCTACCTTTCGATGCCTTGTCTCTGTTGTTGATCCGGGCATCGCCGAGGAAGAGGTGATCAGGTCGGCAGCAACGGGGATTGTCGCAGCGATGACAGATGTAGGCACCTTCGGGAATTGAACCATTGAACGCCTCAAAGACGAGACGATGGACGTAGAGATTTGGCGATAGCCTCGGCCCGAGTTTGATCATGCCATATCCCGCCTTGGTCAAAGCACCTTGCCACTCCCAGCATTCACCGGTGCGATTGGTTCGCGGCCAGATTCGCTCATCGAGAAAAGCTTTGATCATAGTCCGAGGCGGTTGCGGATTTCGTTGAGCACGCTTTCCTTGTCGAAACCGGCGTCTTGTTTTACGCGGTCGCACCACGCGATGAATTCGTCCTGGCTGATGCGGAACCGATAGAGTCCGACCGCGACGGTGACGTCACTCTTGTCGAGTTCCTTGTCGTGGCGGTCGTCGTCATCCTCGTCATCGTCATTGCCGCCCGGATTGAGCAGGCCTTCGATGTCGGCAGGTTCGAAGCCCGCAAGGATTGTATCGAAGTCGATGGACTTCCACTCGCTGGCGATTTTTTCGAGTTCGTTGAGATCGACCGTGGAAAGTTCGGCCAGCCGGTTGTCTGCTACCAGCACGGCGAGTTCATCGTTCTCGCTTGAGAAATCCTGATAGTCCACCGGCACGACTTCGACACCGAGCTGTTTGGCGGCCATCAGGCGGCCGTGACCGGAAACGATCAGGCCGGTAAGCTTTGAGACTGTGATTGTCTGTCGCCAGCCGAAATAGCGGATGTTCTTGGCTAGCAGTTCGATCTGCCGCTGCGGGTGGGTGTTCGGATTGCGCGGGTTGGGCTTGAGTTCGCCCACCGGCACGAGCTTGTCGAAGCTGCACCACACTTCGATGCCATTGGCGAGCGTCCGGGCTTTGGGAGAATCATCAGTCATTGCCGTGGATG